CACCAGCGAAACCATAATCTAGTCCACCGTAGTTAGCGAATAAGGCTGCTTGTGTTGTGGGAGGTGTAATCCATAAAACTTCATTTACTTCTCTACCAGGTGGTATTTCATAAACTTGTCTTCCATTTTCTAATGTTACATAATCCTTTTTAAGTTCCCAAGGACCTCTAGCTTGTAACCCTACTTGTTTTGAGTATGCGTATGTGTATTGGGTCATGAAATCAAAATCTCTAACACTTAAAGCGAAAGCCATGTCGGTAGTGTCAATATTTTGACCTAATAATGATTGCCATTGATGTTCTATAAGCCATTCTTGCACATATTGTGCATAGTCTTCAATAGCAATATCCAATAGCGTACATAACATATCGTCAGTTAATTCAATCTGACGAAGAGGGGCACCCATTGATACCCTAAATTGTTCAAATATTCTATTCTTGTCTTCGTTACTAATCGGCATAATATCTATTTATTATATAAATATCAAAAAAATTAGTAATCTTTTATTTTTCTTCAGATAAGAATTTTTTAGTTAAATCAAAAGCTTCTTGTATAGTCTTGAAACTAACTTCTGGTGACAACAATGTTTTATTAACTAGTATAATTGGTACACTATCAGTTTTACCAATTTCCATTACCTTATTAACTTCTTTATCGTTATCCTTATCTTCAATATCAACATAGATATAATCTAAACCATCTTTATCAAACAATCCCTTAATTTCTTGACAGTATGGACAATCTTTAAATCCGTATAACCTTACTTTACTCATAATCTTCTATTATTTCATCTAACATATGGCCTATAACTTCATCTTCATTAAAGTCAACTTGACCCATTATAGTGTTTATTATATTTTGTTTTCTTTGTAGTGTACCCCAAATCCTTATAGATACAGTATTTTCAAATAACTGATAATATACTGTCACATTATTCTTTTGACCAATTCTGTAACTTCTATCTTCAGCTTGTTCGTTGTTACCTGGAACCCAATCAAATGAGTTAAATATAACGTGTGTTGCTTCTGTTAATGTTATACCAACACCAGCTGATATTATATTTCCAATAAAAACAGTTACCTTATCTGATTGTTGAAACTTGTCAATAGACTTTTGTTTTTCTTTATCGCTCATTGAACCATGGTGGATAACACATTTATTACCAAAATAATTCTCTAATTCCATTAGCTCGTCTGTAAAGGTACAGAATATAATTACCTTGTGTCCTTGCTCAATAACTTCTTCAGCTTGCTCTATGGTCTTAGGAATAGCTTCCATTGCCACATACTTTCTAAGTAACCCTAACTCAACTAAATCTCTTTCTGGTTCACCTCTTTTTTTCTTAACTCTTCTTTCTTCTAGATATTCTTCCCATAAGTTATCATAGTTTAACCATTGTTTTTTATTAAACTTATGATATAACGGTACAATATTTTTTTCTGGCATATCACCAATTTCAGTTTTAAGTCTTCTTAAGTAAACGTGTTTAGTTTTAATAGCTAATTCTTCTAAATTAGTTGCACCGTTAGTTAACCATATTCTTTTTTGTCTACCATTCTTAAGTGTCGTAGTTATTTGTCTACCTTCACAGTATCTTAAAACAAAGTGTTTCCAGTTGTCAGCAATTGGTGACTTTATTAACTTAAGTAGATTATAATAATCCATTGGTCTGTTGGCTACTGGGGTACCGCTTAACAACCACACTTTCTTATCACCATAATTAGTACATAAATCTTTCATTATAGCACCTCTATTACTGTTTGGGTTTTTTAGCTTGTGAGCTTCATCAATTATAATTAAATCAAAATTTGCTTTAACTAATTCTTGACTATCCCAACAAATATCTTCTTCTCTAATGTTTTTATCTGGTATTTCGTGAAAGTTTTTAAGTATATCATAGTTTATGATTGTAAATTTAGCATCTTTCCATCTTTTACCTTCAATAATCGATGTGTCCATTTCTTGGAAATACTGTATTTCTCTTTCCCAGTTAATCTTAACTGCTGAAGGACAAACAATTAGTATTTTTTCAGAGCCAGATTCAATTGCGGCTATAATACTCATCATAGTTTTTCCTAAACCCATATCATCGGCTAAAAGACAACCTTTATTTGTTAATAAGAATTTAACACCATCTATTTGGTGTTCGTAAGGTGTTCTCCCTATAGTACCATCTTTTAAAGTGAACTGGTCTAGTTTCTTGTATTTTTCGAAATCTACATCAATATCAATTTCTTTGTGAAATGGGTCGTCAAGTATTTGTGTTTTTGGAATAAAGTACATTTCTGATTTATCTTGATTCCTTTTTAACTTACCATAAACATGATATGTTTTTTCACTTTCAGCTAAAACATATTCAAATAATATTTTTTCTGGGGTAAAAGATAAGTTATTACTATTTTTAAGTTCTTCACCTAAGTACGTAGTAATAGCTATAACCTTATTCACATGAATAGGTTCTTTATCATGATTATTAACTATATACTTAGTTTGATTTGCTGTTAATTTTAATTTACCAGTCTTACTAAGTTTTAGTTTTAATTTCTTTAAATAAGGGTTCTTACCAGTGTAATTCTCTAGAATAGTAATAGCTGAACGCCCTTTTATATCATCCAAATTAATCAAAATTAATATTATTTAACAATATTGTTATTACTTAAATATAAGTATTTTTTTATAAAAAATCAATAGTTTATTGATTATTCTTTGTTTCCAAATATTTATCTAAAAAGATATTACGAAAATAAAAAAAAATGACTTATTATGCCAAAAAAGAATGTACCCATAAATCGAATCAATAAATTTTTTTCAGAAGAAGATTTTAACTTAGAGGTATCTTTCGGTAGGGAAGCTATAGAAGGTGATGGTAATTTTGTTGTTATTCTGTATAGTGTTGATAGAGAAAGAACTGAATCTGATGATTTATATGGTGAGGCTGTAAAGGATGGTATTAAGTTTTTTCCTCCTGTTGAATTAAGAGTTATCCCAATTATGAATGAACCAGAAAATAAGGCTTATAACAGTGGTTCTGGTTCTCTTAGGTATTTACAAGATGGTCAATTAACTTTTGGTATATACGATGCTCAATTAGACGAGTTAGGGGTTGAGCTTAATTATGGTGATTATATAGGTTACCAGGTTAGTGAGACTGAAATAAGATATTTTTCTGTTAGTAATGATGGTATCAAGAATTATGATAACAAACATACTATTATGGGATATAAGGGTGCATTTAGAACAGTTGTTTGTGCTAGTGTGGAAGAAGATGAGTTTAGAGGGTTATAAAATATAGATATTATGTGTGCATTACCAAAAGGGTTTAGGAAAAATTTAAAATTTATTAAGGGTAAGGTTGGTCCTGAGAGAAGAAGAGAAATTCTTGAGGAAATTACTGAGTATGGTACGTTCTTACCTAGGGGTGTTATGTATGAAGATATGGATACATCGTTCATAGAATTTGTTGAAAAGGATTTAAATCTTGTGTTAGATGGTGAAAAGGTAACTGTGTTATTTTTAACTTTACAAAGATGGTCAGAATTTTCTAAGACATGGCAACATTCGGATAAATATAAGAATATTAAAATGCCTTTTATAACAATAGTTAGACAACCTAATCCTCAAGTAGGTAATAACCAAGCTGGGCTTTATAATATCCCTGGTAGAAATACATATACATATATGAAGGTACCTACTTTTGAGGGTGGTAGGAAAGGTATCGATATGTACAAGATTCCACAACCAACCTCAGTTGATATTAATTATGAAGTTAGATTATTCTGTAATAGGATGAGAGATTTAAATAAATTTAACATAAAAATTCAACAGGCGTTTAATTCTATTCAATATTATATAAAAGTTAATGGACACCCAATGCCTTTACTATTGGAAAGTATTGGTGATGAATCTAATATCGATGATTTTGAAAATAAGAGGTTTTACGTTCAACCGTTTGATATAAGACTTCAAGGGTATATTTTAGATGAAGACACTTTTGAAGTTATTCCAGCTATTAATAGAGCTTTAACTATGATTGAATTGGATGATAGACCTATAAGACCTAGAATAACTATGAGTAGTAATACGGTTGATGGTCTGGTTAATTATAATGTGATATTTAAACCTAAATCAGAATCAAACTTTACATTCACACCTGACTTTGATATAAAATTTACGGATATTGCGAGTATTGAGGGTCTTAACAATATAATTATAAAAGTTAATGGTGTTGAAAAATTAAATGGTATTGATTTAGTAACACCTATAGTAGTTAGTACTGGTGATTCGGTATATATTGAAATAAATAAAGATTTTAATTCCACTGGTAAATTTACTTTACTTGGAAATATAATATAATATAAGAGTTTATGAGTTGTAATAATAACACACCTAACATTAACAAAACATTTATAATTGAGCCATTATCATTAACTGGGGGGAGCCCAACACTTAGTGCTTGTACATCACTTTATAGTAATTTAATTCAAAGTTGTAGTGGTGATACAACTATAACAATGGGTACTGGGGTTGTAACATTTAATAGTAATGTTAATGGTGTTAATTCCTTGACTGCTAACACTATTGAAGCAAATACCTACCTGTCTGGTGGGACCAATATATTAGATGTTATAAATGGTAATGACACATATATCACTAACGTAATATTAACTGGTACAACTTTAGACCTTGATAGAAATGATAATGTAACATTGTCTGTAGATTTAAACCCATTAATTAGTGGATTTACAACAGGAAATACATTACAAGAAGTATTAGATAATGGAAGTGTTGCCACAGGGTTAAATAGTAATATAGATATACAAAGTCAAAATTCTTCAGGATTTGGATTTGACACAAGAAATAATTTAACGGGTGCAGATATTGGAAGAACCTTTGGGCTGTTTGATATAAATGGGTTTGAATTTTATTCAGTAGGTGGTACAAACATTGGTGATTATTCTGTTACTATTGACGGAGGCGAAAATGGTTTAAGACTAAATATGGATGAGATATCATCCTCAAGGGAAAGTAGGTTAACATTAGATAAAGAATATGTAGAAATTTTTCATGATAATAGTTCAGGAGATACACAGCGTATTGAATTTGGTGAATTGTCATTAGGTAATTCTCAAATGTTAGTTACTGATGATGTTAAT